CCATTTCCATCCCAGCCTTTTTCATTGAAGCTTCAAATGCCGTGTCTGAATTGACTACACGAAAACCTAGAGCCGCTAATGCAGCACCATTTCTACCTACTGTGAATGATTTACCTGAACCAGGGCCACCTGCCAAAAAGACAGCCTTGAAAATAGCAGGATCATTGACACCTTCGTGTAGATATTCAGAGAATGATAGCATATTATCGTCCAAAACGGGTTGCATTTCCAGAATCATCCACAAACCAGGCTTCAAAGCTGACATCTGGATATTGTTTTGCTAATGACATAAATGAATTTAAATTTTGTTTACTGTCATCAAATAAACGAATTCTTTTATATTGTCCTGAACGTAAATACTTATGAAATACAAATCTTTTATTTTTTGCGGGTGATCCTAGATTTAAATTACCAGCACGTTCAACATATGATGAATCAATATCAATACCATGCGCTCTGAATGTATCAAGGAATATTTCTTTTTTATCAAAATTTGCACGAGCTGTAACCACGATTACTCTTGAACCCTTTTTAAGTGCTTTCTTTAAAATACTTTTCATTCTACCAATCATACGACCAATCGGTGTTGATGTTTTACGAAAGAGTTCAGCCGATGCAAATTGTCGAAAATCGAATGCTTCACCCGGCTTTAATTTATAAGTATTAAATTCCTGATTATCCAATTCACGAATTACCTTTCCATCTTTGACAACAGAAACTTTAGCAGTTGTACGAAATAACGTGTCATCAATATCAAAGATTGTCAAACCTCGATCTGTTTGTTCAGAAAGAAATTCGTTGAATTTTAACATTTACTTGCGGCCACCAATATTATATTTGGCAATCAATTCCCATTCATTCTTTTCTTTATGAGGAATGATTTTTATTTGATTGATCGGTGTTGCTGGATATGAAATCAAATCTTCATTCACAACCTCAAGTAAACCCCAATCAGCAAGTAATTTGATAATGGTATTTCTACGCCCTTCATCTTCTTCAGAGAAGTTTGTGCTCTTACCGTCAAGTGCAAACAATTCTTTAAAATGTACGATATAATATTTGCCACGTTTATGCAAAATGTGACAAGACTGATACAGACGTTTTTCCTTCGGTGAGGAAATACCAATACGAGTTAGGGTTTCACGAATCTTGAGAAAATCATCCTGTTCTTTCAAATGAACTTCAATCAACGAATCAACGATAGTTTCCATGTTAAGACACCTTTTATTATTGTTATAACATTATAAGTTTTTGTTCATCATTATTTATACATCCTTGCCTTTTAACACCAGTTGACAAAGTTCTTCGACTTGGTTTGGCTCTAATGTATTTATGATTTCAAATGCCTTTCGTTGACTGCACTTATAATATTCAGCAATTAGGTCTACATATTGATTTGCATCCTTTTTATGCCACTTGGAAAATCGTTTACGTTTACGAACAAGATTCAGTAAAAATTCATACTGTAATTTATTGTCAAGATTAGACCGCAGGTTCATTTCATTTGCCAGTGCAATTGTATCTTGAAAATAAGACAAGCCACGATTGACCATAAATGCACTGTATTGTTTTTCAGCGAGTTCATCATTCTCTGAATCACGCATCATATTCTTTTTTGTTACATTAATACTGTTGAGATACTCAAAGGGATTGCTCATAATCTTTTTCTCTTTCATCAAATTTTTGTAAGATCACCATTAGTAGTTTCTCACATTCATCACAAACATTGAAAGGATGATCGTCAAGATAAACGATTGCGTTATCTTTCGGTAATTTATTACGATTACACGCTTCGCATTTCTTAGCCATCGTTCAATAACCTTACGAGATACTGAAACCGCATTACATCCATTGCAACATCATGCTTAGCATCATGTGCCATAAATTTGCCATCAAGACCTTCGGGAATGAATGTTGACCTAATACCATGACCATAAGTCATACCTTCGAATAATGATCTTGTATCACGAACGGCCCAGAATCGAGCAGGATCTTCACGACCGAAGTGTCTCAATAAAGATCCAACCAATACTGGATCAAAATTGTTACCTCGAGTATAGACGCGATCACAATTCTGAATTTGAAGTTCAAGTGTTAGGAACTCATATAGTTCTGAGATTGACACATCTTCATTCGATGGTCGAATTTGTTTCTGAGCCTGAGGGCCTTGTTCTTTCCACCAATCAAGTGTTGACTTACGAATCTCACGACCATATTCTTTCACTTGTTCTTCAACATTGAATTTGATATATTTTGCCGAGGAAACCAATTCATCAAATGTATATGGCTTTGATATGAATCTTGTCTCATCAAACTTCAATGCAGCAAGGTTAACCACGACACCATTATAGGCATCATTACTCAATGTTTCAAAATCGTAGATACAACTATTATTATTCATTATACAAACTCACAATTAACCATTATTTCGGTAAGACACGCAGTCATATTGATCTCAGGATCAGCAACAAATGCGGCCTTATATTGATAATCAGCCAGAATTAAAACCAACTGTGGAACACTTGACGCTGTTAGAAACTGGGATGAAGCATCGTAGATTGTACGGAATATTTCTGAACTATCAACATCAGAATTTTGTGCAACCCATTTACGAACATCCGTGAAACTCTTTTCCTTCAACGCAGTCGTTAAGGCTTTGATTGAAAGTTCCTGCACATTGGTTAAAATGCCAGTATCAATTATACCACAACTACCATACTTTTGCAACTCATTTAATGTTCGTCGATTATCAGGAAAATATTTTTTGACAACCTCAGCAACAACCTTTTTATCAAACTCAACACTTTCCTGAGTCAAAATCGAACAAGCACGTTTGAACATTTCGGCTGCAAGTTTGACCTTATCATCACCTTTCAACTTAAAGTCAATCACACTACACCGAGAATGTAGAGGTTCAATGATACGGTTTTTAAAGTTACAAGTCAGAATGAAACCACAATTTTTGGAATATTCTTCCATGAAGTTTCTAAGTGCCGGCTGTGTTGAATTAGGATTCAAGTAATCAGCCTCGTCAAGGATCACATATTTTCGTCCACCTTGCAACGATACTGATGATGCGAACTGTTGAATTTCATTTCGAAGTGTGTCAATATTACCATTCATGGATCCATTGATCACGATATAATCACAGTGCAATTCTTCAAGCATTGCTTTTGCAATGGTTGTTTTACCGACACCAGCAGATCCCGAAAGGATTAGATTCGGGATATTCTGCTGATCAACAAATTGCTGAAAGGTTGCTTTCAGGTCGCTTGGTAAAATTGTATCACTGACTGTTTTAGGTCTGTATTTTTCTACCCACAAGAAATCATCACGCATAATATAAAGGTCCTTACTTATTCAAATGTCGAGGTTGATTCAATAGCAATCCAATATTCAAGTTCTGCTGATTCGAAGTGTGAAATACCCTTCGATGAAATAGATACAGTATAATCACCAGGCATTACTTTCATGTTTTCTGTTCTAAAGACTACATTGAATGTCTTATCAGTTGTTCCAACCTCAATATCATATCTATCACTACTTGGATTCTTTGTATCAGTAGCACGAAGATAGATTTTAGAACCATCACCGACAATAACAAAATCGGGTAGAGACATAACGCCAAGTGCTTTCATCACCTCATTGAAATGATCTTTTTTCATATCAAAGCAAATGTCTGTTTCACCGATATTCAATTCCTTATCAGGTGGAAGCATGATCGTCGATGGATCACAGAATGTATAATTTACCTTACGCCCATCAGATTCGATTGTCAATGTATTTTCATTCACAGTGTATTTTGGATCTTCAAATAGAGACACAACACCTAGAAACCGAGACAAATCATAAATTGCAAAGGTCGAGTTAACTGTATCTTTTAGTTTTGCCTTTGCAAGGACTGTTTTTGTTGGTGAAATTGTTTTCAGTTCACCACCCTCACGAAATTGAATTGAAGGGTTGATAGTCGAAAAACTCTTCAGGACCGATAGTGTTTCATTACTCAAATTCATTATATTCTCCATTATTATTTCTTTTTACCAAGTTTCTTCACATCAGCGGTGGCCGCAGCACCAACAGAGGCCAAGTGAGCAAGCGAGCCACCAAAAATATAACTACCCACATGTTTCAACTGCATCCAAGGACACAACCAAACCTTCATACCCATCTTCTGCACGTTATAACAGAACATGTAATCCTCTGACAAATATCGGTTTGAATACGTACCCGCCAAACCGTTTCGTTTGTCTTTCAAAAATTCGATTACTTCTTCAGATTTAGCATCAGGATTCTTTTCAAAAAACGCTGTAATTTCTGGGACCATATTCTGAGATTTATCATCAATCAATGCATCAAAATACGCCATGATTTCTCTTGTACCATCAAAATTCGCGGTACGAACATGATCAGGTTTGTAAAGCATCTGTGGAAAGCTTTTATTATATTCTTCAAATACCTTACGTTGAATCAACATGAAACCAGTACCACCTTCAAGTACCTCACAAGGTTCACTGATTTTAATTGAACCAGTTCCTTTTTTAGGATTGAATACATAATCCCCAACATAATTTTCTAGCACATTTGGATTTTCATCCGCAACACCTTTATCAACTGCCATCTTAATCTTTTCCCATGAAATAGTTTTCTTGGGATATGGACCACAAAGCACATGATACTTTTCATCTTGACAGGATAGACCGAGCATTGCAATTACATCTTTAGCATTGAAACCAATATCAGAATCAATGAACATCAAATGTGTACAATCAGAACGAACAAACTCATCTGCACAATAATTCCTTGCTCGGGTAATCAGGGATTCATTGAACAAAAAGTAAAACTGCAAAGGGATTTGATACTTAGCACAAAGCCCAGTCAAATCAGCAATTGAGCGTGTAAACATACCTGCACACTGTCCGCCGTACATAGGAACCGCAAGAAACAATTTTTGTTTTCTGAGTTCTTCGATCTTAATATTTAATTCCATGCAATTTTCTCCAAGTTATTAGTCATATTGTATCATAATATGAGGGTGAGGTCAATCATCTTTTACCCATGCTCCGTGTAAATCCCAACCATGTTTGAAGCCAGGTTCACAAAGTGTTTTGTAACCATTATCTTTCAGTTCTTCAATAATCAACCCGACTTCCTTTTGATAATCCATATCAGACATTGGATGAAATTCAAGAATGTATGCCCTCAAATGAGGCTGAAAGATATTATAGGAATATTCAGCGCCTTCAACATCAATCTTGACAACTGTTGCATCTTTTAC